AGAGAGCGTTTTACCATTACCCGAAAGACCCGTAATAAACGTAGGATAAAAGAAATTGGACTGAATAATTTTTTTAATATCATTAAAGTTACCAAACTTGACGAAAGTATCATCTTTATCAGGAATGAGGTTTTGTTCAGTAGTTGGAAGAACGGCAGGAGCACTAAAAGAACGTTCAATTTCTTCAACACGTTCTTGAGTCACTTCAAGGTTCCAACGACCACGGTTAGTTTTAAACTGCTCAAGGCGGCGGGTCACAGTTTGATAGTTGAGACCACGAGAAGCGCAAAAACCCTTCAAATCACCAGAAGTGATTTCAGAACCATACAGTTCTTTGATACTATCAAAAAGTGCTTGATCGTTCACAGAAGATTTGCGAGGCATAATGTAGTTAGGTTGTTTTGTTTAACTGAAGTAATTATAGCAAGGAAAAAGGGGGCAGTTGTGCCCCCTATGACAGTTTAGAAAGTGGTCTAGACCACAATTCACTTTTTCTTAGATACTGATTTTTCAGATACAACTGGCGCAACTACCTTTGCATCTAATGAAGGAGCAGCGGTAGGAACAACAGTAGGAGCAGGTAATGCTGGAGTTGGTGCTGGTTCTTGGAATAAATCCGTAAATCTACTCATCTATTTTAATAGAATTCTACTAATAATATTTATTATGCAACTAGTTCAATGAATTCACCTAGAACTTTTTTGTTCATTTTCTTACTCTTCAAACTCTTCACAAATGCGGATTTAATTTGAGATTTGGAAGCACATTCGGCAACATCAAACTCAGTATCCTGAGAAAGGGCACTTGCAGAAAGACCAAAGTAAGAATGATAACCAGATTTTTTGATGGTGAATGCCTTTTCTTTTTTCCAAGAAGACATTACTTTATCATATTCATCACCGTAAAACCCACAATAACGACGGATAAAAGCACCAGAATCACGACTTTCAAGAACACGAATTCCGATAAAGTTAATATCAGAAAATTTGTCCCGAAGATTGCGAATAAGAACGTCAGTAACATTCCACCATTCTCCGCTCAAAGAATAAGTGTTTCCAGTTTTACGATCACGGAGAATAGTATTGCAATCAACGGTATTAAGGCCAAGAAAAGGTTTGTCTTCCCACTTACGAGCAAATTCTTTATGGTACTTAAGATGTTGTCCTTCACCATCAGTAAGAATAACACATTGAACCTTCTGAAGGTTATTTTCTTTTTGAAATTTGGGAAGAATTTCATGAAGGGCAATCATAGTCTCATTCAAAGGAGTTCCAGAAAGATTAAGACCAGGAGGAACGGGATAGTTGGAATAGTGTCTCCCAAAACAATTTGCAAGACGAAAAATGTTCTTCATTTGTTCCTCAAGAGTTTTACCCTTGGTTTTGCTAGTAAAAAGGTTCATAAGAGAAAACCACTCACAAACTTGCAGAAGGCCATCGCGCTTTTTGTAAGCGTAGTCGCGACGATTTTTAATCTTGCGATTTTCATCATAGGTAATCAAAGGATAATCTGAAGTGAAGGCATAAACCTCAAAAGGAATAGAAACCTTCTTGCAGAACCACATAAGGTTGAAGAGTTGCTTTACGGTATCAAGCATCACATCCTGCATTGATCCAGACCAATCCAAAATAAACACAAGACCGTGATTCTTACCATTGGCAAGAGTAGTCACTTTCTTGAAAAGATCTTCATTATACTTGTAAGTATGAAGTTTAGAACAGTCCAGAACACCAGTACGAGCAGTTGTGGCACGAGCATAAGAATCTGCTGCCTTACGACATTCAAACTCTTTTACCAGATAATTGACTTCCTTTTGAGAAGAACGTTTGAATTCAACAAACTTCTTATCAATTTCACCAAAAAAATATTCATATCCATATTCATTTCGCTCAATAAACTCATCCCAATGGTTCTTACAACTATCGTGAATTTCTTTATTAGGAACAATAATTTGTGTCAGATCAATTTTAGGAACTTCCACATAAGTATTCTCATAAGCATTGTGAGAAACAAGATTTTTAAGAGATTCTTCAAGAGAACTCATTGTCTTCACTTCAGGATCATTATCTTCTCCACCATCAGAAGAAGTTTGATCGGTTGTTTCCGAAGAAGTTTTGTTTTCACTTTCTCCACCTTGTTTTGAATCGGGTTGTCTGCTACCACCAGTTTCTTCAGCATCATTATCACCCTCTTCCTGATTCTCAAAATCAGAAGAACCAGAATTAGAAGAAGATCCACTAGTTTCATTTTCAAGAGAATCCATATTGATACTAACTTCCTCATCCTGTTTCTGCTTACAGTATTCATATAAAATTTCTGCAGCGTCAAGAACCTGTTCAAAGGTTTCGGCGGAAGAAATAATATCAATAATTTCTTGCTCCTTTTCGTTAAAATCAATCTTCAGAAAGTTACCAACCTTAAAATAAAGATTTGCCTTATCAGCAAGATTATAGTCAGCAACCTTATCATCACCAACAGAGAAGAAATCCTGATCCTGAAGTTCCTTATATCCACTATAGAAAGTCTTAGCAAGACCAGGATAACGGCGCTTCATCAATTTCTCAACACGAACATCTTCCACCACATTCACAAACTGTGGAGGAATCTTGTAATTTTCAGTCCAATCCTCATCGGGAGTTTCCAGAGCGTGCCCAACTTCATGCCCAACCAGAAGGTCATAGACGGTGCTGCTGGCACGTTCCCACATAGGAAGCGTGAGCACACGGGTATGAACATTAAAGCAAGCGGTCTCCACTTTCTTGTGCTCAACCACAAGATCTTCGGTAGCAAGAAGACGGGCAAGTTGGGACTTAATTTCGTGATTGACTGGCATTTGATTTATGTCTTATGCCCATATTATACAAAAAAAGAGGGTGGTGAGACCCTCTTGTGTGTCAGTTTAAAAAGTGGTCTCAGACTCCAGGAAGTCCTGGTGTAACTACTGGTCCTTGTCCTCTTTTCAATCTGCCCATAGATTTAGAAAGATCGTTACTCATTTTGTTTATAGCATCCATATCACCGTGATATCCTTGCCTTTGATCGTCAACCACTTTAGCAGCTCTTGCACCAATAGCAGACTGTTCAATAATACTCTGCTTCCACTCTTCACTCATATTTGCCATAATAGCAATTGCTGCCTCATTTGTATCAGCATAACCTTCAGCAACTAGGTGCTCAAGAATAGTGTCAAAAAGGTCATATGATTCATTTTGATCTCTTTGATGAACTTTTCTTGCGTTTTCGTGCTTCTCACGATACTCAGGATCATTCTTCATCTTTTCCTGATGAGCATTCACACTTTTCATATGATCATCTTGTTCTTTATTTCTCCTATATTCAGTTGCCCTTCTACCCATAGAACGGGAAATACGTGGAGACGCTTCATCAAGTTGCTCTACTTCTTCTTGAGGAGAATAGACAGAGGTATATGCCTCCATCAAATTTTTAACGTCGTTTGCTTCCATTTTTTTATAGTTTTTATTTATTTATTCTCAAGAAACTTTATAATCTTTACCTTTCCACTTAAACGTTGATCCCATACCACCTTTTGCCTTTGCTGAACCATATGCCTTATTAAAAGATTGCGCTTCGGTTCCAACTTTTCCAGATCCAACAATCTTTGGACCAACTTTCAATCTTTGAGAAAATCTTTGTGAAGATCCTACACGGGTTTTGGGATCATAATAAGTTTCACCTTTCTTGACTTCTTTTGCAGTTGTTGGAACTTTTGGTGCAGATTTTCTAGTCGCATCAGCAGTATTATATGCTTGAAGTCCTAGAGCTGCTGCAGCAACATGAGGTCCACCTACAGGAGGTGTAAATCCTTGTTTACCACCCAAATCTGGTAAAGAATTTAATTTACCAGGCTTTTTATTTTTTATATTTGGTTTTGGGGCAACTTTATCTACTGGTTTTGGAGCTTGTGCTGAAGATGGTTTTGTTGCTACTGGTTTAGATGCTTTTGCTCCAGATCCCCAAGCGGGTTTAGGTGCCCTATAAGTATCGCTAGGAACCTCTCTAGAACCTAAAGGACCTCCACCTGTCAGTTTATTCAAACGCTGAATATCTTGATACTGTTGAGATCTTGCCTGAGGTTTTGGTGCAGGTGCAGAAGGTTTAGGTGTAGTAGTTCTCGTTGAGACTAATGCACCACCACGTCCTGTAGCAGTTGGCTTAGGTTGAGGTAATGCCTGACGATTAAGAGTTGGTTTTGCTGGTTTAGCACTTGCACTAGATTGTCCTGCTGCAGGAAGTGCTGGTCTAGAAGGAGCACCAGATAATGCCTTACTAGAAGTCACTTTAGGTCCAGAAGGTTTGGATGGATTTATACGACTACTAGGTGCAGTTGGTTCATTCCAAACATTAGTTGTAATTTTATTTGCACCCTTTGGAGCGGTTCTAGGAGCTTTCGCTGCTGCCCTAACTACTGGCGTTGGTGATGGTGCTGCCGATGGAGTTGGTTTTGTTGCACCAACAGATGACGGAGTAGAACCAGTTGCAATTGAGGTTCCAAGAATATCGTTTATTCCCGCTCTAGCAATATTTCTAGCAACTTGTCCTGGACCTACTCCTGGTTTTCCGATACCAGTTCTTTGCTGAACTGCTTTAATAGCTCCTTGCGCCCCCTGTCGGACACCCTTGAGAACATCTTGCAATCCACCTTCGGTCACTAATTGAACCATTATAAGGTTGGACTCTTCTTCAGTATATCCTTCCCCTAAAAGATATTCTAAAACTTCATCATAAACATTATATTCCTCTGCCGCTTTAACTAAACCAGATTGCTTTGGTTGCTTTTGTTTAATTACTTTTCCACCACCATATTTTGGATCTTTTATAATGTCAGATAAAACATCTTCAGGATCTTTTCCTTGAACTTGAACGCCTACTTGCTCATAAATCCCATTATATGCTTCAAGAAATTCTCTATATTTCTTTGAGTTCATTTTTATAAAAACTTTTTTAGATATTTATAAAAAAAGAAGCACCCTTGAGGTGCTTCTTGAGTGCTTGGCGACGTGCCTTTGCTTGCCTCAGTGCTTGTGGTTTTTTCTTACCTTTATCATTTCGTTTTGATGGATTACGGCCACTTTCCCAAATTTTGTGTCTCATTTTATTAAAATTTTTATAGTACTAGTATAATGAGAATTTGAATGTATTTATTTTGTTTGTGCCACTTTATAAAGTGTCACAGGTGATAATTGCGCATTATATCCTCTACCAACTGACCCAATATAAAAACAGGATCTTCATTTATATAATCAAAATTTTTATGAGACATTTCTTTTATACCATTTTTACTTAAAATACTAATAACATGTTGCAAATTTATATAGATGTTTCTAATGGTTTCATCTTTGATTGCCGTTTTAGTCCACAAAACACAAACAATTCTTTCCCCCCACGAAACTTCATTAACTCTATGTAATATTCCACTTTTATAAGTTATTGCAGTACCAGATTCTGGTTTAAATTTTTTTTCAATACCATCCAAATATAGACATAATTCACCACCACCATAATCCTCTGGATTAGAAATAAAAATAGTAGTGCTGAAATCCCCATTTAAACCATAATCTCTATGTGGATTATAATATCCCCCAGTTACAGTCTTAGTAATAAGACATTCATCACTATTTCTGGGTATACAAAACTCCATAAATTTTTGATCACTATCTAAAGATTTCATAACGATAGAATTAATTTGAGATTTTAATTCACTTTCAACAACCTCAAAATTCTTTTTTACTACATGTCCAATTCCCTGGGTACTATCAACACCATCTCTCCACTCACATTTACTGATTAATTTTTTTATTAAAGTAAGATTTTCTTCAGAAAAAATTTTTCTTTGAATATAGTTTATATTCATTTCTTGGTACTAAATCCTTTAATTTTTTCAAATTTAATTACGTTTTCAAATTTGTCGTGCAATTCTGCCTTATGAGAAATCACAAATATATTAGCATCCTTAATGACATAACGAATAATCTTCAAAAACTCATCAGTTCCAAATCCATCAAGTGAACTATCAAATACTTCATCCATAATCAGCAGATTGGTATTCACTGAATTCTTGACTCTTGCAACTTCTCTCCAAGTAAAGAGTAGAGCAAGGTCAATTCTCATTTTCTCACCTTCACTAAAAGAACTATATGAAAAGTCTTCGTGAATAGGAGATTTTACAGTTTCGTTAAACTCTTCATCAAGATGGAAATTAATATAAAAATCCATCATCTGAAGATAGCGATTGACCTGCTGATTTATGAACGGAAGATACTTCTTGATGATCTTCGTCTTTACACCATCGTCCTTGAGTAAGGAATAAGCAAAATCGTAATAAACGATTTCTTCTTTTTTCTTTGAAAGGTCTTCGAATGTTTTTTGGAGATTGTCTTTAAATTCTTCTAACTTCTCATGTTCAGTATTTCTGTTTTCAAGCTGTTCGGTAATAGTTTGAATTTCAGATTCAAGATCTCTGATTTGTCTCTGGTTGAGGGAAATCCGAGTATTGTTTTGAGAAATCTCATGGTTGAGTTTCGTAATCTCCTTAGATAGAACTGTAAATTGACGCTCTCGCTCTTGTTCAAACTTTATAGTCTCCTCAAGTTCTTGGAAACCTTTTTGGAGTTCTTTTGCTTTATTTTGAGCATCTTCAATTCTATTTAACCTAAACTCTTCTTCAATAGTTTGAGTACAAGTAGGGCAGACCGTATTTTCAGTAAAAAACTTATGTTCTTTAGTAATGACTGATACTTTTTGGGAAAGTTTGCCTCTAAGATTGTTGAGTTTAACTATCTTATCGCTAGAACCAATAAGTTCTTCTTGCTCTTTAGTGAACTGAAGAACTTGTTCTTCAGTTCTAGCATTTTCTCCCATATAGAGTTCAATTTCAGAATCTAAATCGGAAATTTTCCGATTATTGGCACTTATATTAGCGTTGCCACGATTCTCAAGTTCTTCAATAAAGTTTTGCTGCATCTTCATTTTTTCCTTAAGATTTTCTTTCTTAAGTTGAAGAGACTTAATCTGATCTTTTTGAGTGCGAATTTTATCCTTGATGAGATTATTCATCGCGGAGAAGATACGAATATCCAAAAGATCTTCAATTACCTCACGACGATTTGCAGTCGTAAGTTGCATGAACGGAACAAAAGTGCTACTGCCAAGAATTACAATTTGAGTGAAAGATTTATAATTTACCTTGAGAATATTTTCCTCAAGAATCCTTTGATTGGCACGATCATCTGCCTCCTTATGAAGTGGAGAACCGTTGACTTCAATGTCAAAAATATTCGGTTTAATTCCACGACGAACAAGATACTCTCTACTGTTGATGGAAAACTCAATTTCCACCAGGCAATCTTTTTCATTTACACCATTAACTAGTTGAGGTTTATTAATTTTTCTAAATGGTTTATTAAAAAGAACAAATGTAAGCGCATCAAGAACTGTAGATTTACCAGCCCCATTTGTTCCAATAATTAGATTTGTATGATGCTTTTTAAAATCAACTTCAGTCCAATTGTTTCCAGTTGAAAGAAAATTCTTCCATTTAATCTTTTGAAATACTAACATGTTTAGGGGGAATTACAATATCTTCAGGAGTAACCACAGCATACTTGTAATTATACATCTTACAAGTCTTTATGGCAAGTTCATCATCAACTTCAACCACATCCATCTCTTGATCTTCTTGATCTTCAAGCATTAGAGCATATCTAACTGCATCATCCTCTTCCTCAAACAAAAACAAAACTTTATGCCCATATTGATCCTGAACTGCATATGCACCGTCGTCTTTTCTGTCCTTAAGAGTGAGGAGAAACATTATTCTACTTCGCAAGCTTGTTTATAAAGATCTTGAAAAATTCCTTTAATGATGTTTTTATCATAAGAAAACTCTGCTTCATCAATGTACCTATTTAAAATGGAAAGTGTGTTTTCTTCTTCAGCAATCTCAAAATCTTCATTTTCCTGAATATCAAAGTTTTCAAGGATTTTGAGTTCCTGAATTCCTGCGGTATAAAGTTTATCAATAAATTTTTCAAAATCTTTTGGTTTAGATTTTTTACGAACAATCACCTTGACAATCTTATTTTCATACTCACTAGCATCAAACAATTGATAAGGAGTATCCTCATAATAAATGTTATAAAACAATTTATAAGGGTTATTAATTGGAGTGTGTGTAAGGGTTTCCGTATCAAAAATATGGAATCCACGAGTATCATTTACATCAGTCCAATACATCTCATAAGGATTTCCTAGATAGAAAATTTGACCATTATCAGAACGAGTATGGTAATGACCAGAAAATACCTTTGTAAACTTTGAAAAAATATTTGCGTCTAATCCGTGCTCTTCCATAATCAAATTACGATTTACACGAAATCCTTGAAGTTCAAGATGCCCCATTGCGATCTTTGCCTTCGTCTTTTTAATTTGATTTAAAGTTTCATCATAGTTCTCACTACAAATCCAAGGAACCATTAGAATATCCAAACCACCGACCTGAATACTTTGTGGGGAACTATAAGATTTTACATTTGGATAATCCTTCAAAAGAAGACTAGGAGAGTTTACGTTATTAGTATTCTTATAATAACAATCATGATTACCAATAATCATATGAACCTCATAATTCCGCAAAGGTTCAAATACAACTCTCTTTGCCCACTCAAGACTTTGATAATCGATTGATTTACGACTATCAAAAGCATCACCCATATGAATAACTGCCTCTACCCCGTGTTCTTTTATGGCAGGAAAAAATACATTCTTATAAAAGAGTTCAAAATGATCATGTAGATATTTGGAACCCTTTCTTGCTCCATAATGTGTGTCAGTAATAATAGCAACCTTCATCGGTTATTTCGGTAAGAAACGTTGTCTTTGATAGTATTATAGTCTGAAGTGCTGCCTGAAAGCAAGCTATCGTCAACCATCATAACCTCATCAAAACCAGTCTTTTCTATAATCTTAGTTTTAATTTCCAGTTGTCTTTTCTCTTTTGAAATTCTTCTCAAAAAAGCATAATTTATGATTTGAGTAAAATAAGCAAAAGGATTTCTAGATTTTTCTGGATCAAAATTATGAATATACTGAACACAATTTTCTACGCCATCAGAAATCATATCTTCACGAAACATATAATTAATGAAGTTTGGTTTATATGAAAGATGTGTTGCTATTTTAAAGAAACATTCTCCAAGATAATTTGGAATAGGTGGTTTCCCTTCCCAATGCTTAGACCTATCTTCTCTAGTTGGTTTCCTATCATTTTTAAGTAAAAAATGTTTTTCAACCTTTTCCCTATAAATTATAAGGGCATCTAAAAATTCTTTATTGTTTACATAGTGCTCGGATTTTCTTTTAGACATAGTATCATTTTTACATATGAATCGTTATGTTTATTATAGCACATTTAAACATATTGACAAATATCCAAAATATGAGTAGAATCGCTTTGCTAGGTTTGAAGATGAGAATCTAAGCTTCTTTATTATCTTTGAATAATTCTTCAAGCTTATTACGGGCATCTTCAACAGTTGAAATAAATCCCATCTTAGTTGATATATCTACTTGTCCATTCTTTCCTTTTGTATTGACTGTTACCTCCTCTTCATTATCATCGGTAATATACTTATTATAAAAATGAATCATATTTGAATCAGAAATTTCTGTCATTGTTATAACTTTATCTGACCTGATGATAAAAATATCATCATCAGGAATTTCCATCCAAGGTTTAATTTTGACAAACATTCCCTTTGAATTGTTTATAATTTTCATAATTATTGGATTCTGGAGAATAATCAAAGGATCTCCATCATTCTCATCAATAGAAACTAAAGAGAATATTTCTTCACCAGAAACTAATTTTAAAGCACAGTAAAACTCTTCTCCCATTATTCCTTTATCTGTATATTTACAATATCGTAGTTGAAGTTTTCTTCATTATAGATTTTAATACGTTCAATTAAATGATTAAGTGTATAATTTTTTCTTGACTTGTAACTAATATCATCGGCAATATCATATAAAGTTGCCTTTACTTTGTTTTCTCCTTTTCTGAGAACTCTTCCGATTGATTGGAGATTTCTGACTCTTGATTTACTAGGGGAAGCAAAGATGACATTATGTAAATTTCTGATATTAATACCAGTAGAAAAAGTACCGTAAGAAGCAACGATGACTGCATTATTTTCTTTCTCTGCAATAGAGCGAACATATTCTCTATCATCAACATCCACACCACCATGAACAAAAAAGACCTGACGATTATCGGGTTTGCTAGTATTTATTAAGTTGTATAAAGGTTCTCCGTGCCCCTCAACTCTAGAAAAAAGAACTAGAGTATTTCCTTTAAGATCTAGGGTAAGATTTTTTATAAAATTATTTCTCTTCTGATGATTTATTAAATATTGAACTTCATCCTCATATTTCTCAAAGCTTTGAGGTTGATGCTTTAGTAGAAGTATTTTAATGTCAAGTTTTGCAACATGTCCTTTCTCCATAAGTTCATCAGTGCGAATAATCTTATAAGAAGGTCCAAATAAACCTTCTAAAACCCATTTATGTGTTTGTGAACCATCTAGTGTTCCAGTAAACCCGTAACGATATTTTGCATCAGAAAGTTTTGTCATTATAGATACTAATGACTTAGATTTAAACTGGTGTGCTTCGTCACCAACAACCACATTAAATCTTGAAAAGTATTGACGAGGAAGTTTATAGATGGATTGCCAGGTAGTGATAATCACCTGAGAATCTGTTTCTCTTTCCTTTCCAGCATAAATTTTGTGGCAGAATGAACCCACGTCCCACCCATAATCTGCAAAATCTTTATACATCTGCTCTACAAGGGATGTCGTTGGCACGACTATCAGAGTATTTTGTCCTTTCTCAACGAAGTATCGGACAATCGAATATATCATTAATGACTTTCCAGAGGCAGTTGGAGATATCAATAACTTGCGATTATATTTTAAAGCGTCGTATACTCCCTCAACTTGATAATCACGGGGAGAATACTTGCATATAGAATTCATATAATCCTTTACACCTTCTTTTGAAATCATTTTATTGACTTCAAACGGAAGACCATAGAATTTATTGTCTAAAAATTCATATGTGTAATTATGATTTTCGCAAAAACGAATAAGTTTATCTAACAACCCAACATAGATTTCTCCATTTTGAGTATTGAATAGACGAATTTTGCCGTCCCAGTATTTGTTGCGAAACTGGGGCATAAATTTTGCGCCTGGTACATCAAAGGTAAATTGATCCGCAAGTTCATAGTAGATGTGCGGTTCTGCTTTTACCTGTAGATATACCTCATTCTTTTTTGATATCGCCAAATGGGACATTCATAAAATATCAGTTATGAATATTTATTGGTAATAAAAAAGGGGTCAATTAAACCCCGATTGGAAACGATGCCACTCTATTGCGTTTTTGATTTGATAAGTGCGATTAGAAACAGTTTTAATAATCTCTTCAAGAAATTTAAGCGTAATATCATAATACCGAATTTTAAGATCAATTTTATTCAATCTCTCATCGGCATCCATATGCCTCTGTAATGCCTCTTTGTCCCGAACCTTATATGGGAAAGGATCTTCAACGTAAACCTCTGCTGGCGCCTTTCCTGTGTAGTAGTTATAGCGTTCTAATCTAACCCTATTGTAGGTTTCTCTTGCCTTTTCTCTAAGAAGACTTATAGTGTTGTAGATCGTATAATACTTAGCATGTAATTGTGGAATTTTTATAGATTCATCGTGCAAATTGTCAGGATCTATGATAGAGTCTCTCTGCCACATTTCCTGAATTTCATCAAGATTCATAAAGGCTTATTGTTTTTTCCTAGGATATTATATACAGTATACTTGAAAGATGCTTCTGCTGTAAAGTATTGAATATCAGTCATAGTTGCATCAAAATCTAGAGAAGTTAACGCCACTGGAAATAAATCCTTAAAATTAACCTTTGCCATTTCCTGGTAGTTATTATTTAAAATGGATAATGTACCATCACTAAAAGCATCCTTTTGATCTATTTCTCCATCCTGAGTGATTAAATCCTTAAACTGACGTGTTGTCTCTGGGTACCCAAGACCAGTTAACCAATTGTGAATAGACATATAGTTTTCCATATTCTCATCAACTAAAAACCTAAGAGATAAATCGCCATAGGTTAATTTTTCTCCAGGAATATCTAGATCCTTGAGATAGTTTGGTTGCCTCGCTAAGTCTAGACTAATCTCAGGAATTCTTGCAGAATTACAAAAGAATACTGCCTTAGGTGCCTTTGCTAATGTAAATTTAAACCCAACTGGTGAAAGATAATTTCTATTTTGTATTTGATTGGAATATGCACTTGCCATTATTTTTTCTTAGTTTGTGTAACTTTTGGGATGTTCATATTCACTTTAACTCCTAAATCGGGAATTTTTGGTTTTGGCTTCTCTTTTGGAACTGGAGTAACGTCAAGATCTCTAACACCAAATTGCTTATAATCTTTATATCCAAGATCTTTTGTTGTTTGTGTAGTTAAATCATATTGGCGATTTCCGTGATATGGACCTCTATCGACGACTGGAGCAACTACAGATTTTTTTGTTTTAGGATCTGTAATTTTAACTTTACTTCCTAGTGGTAATGTTTTATGCGCAACACCTCTTGTGGATGGAGTTAATTTTGATCCAGAAGCTGTTGGATTCCCATATAATCCTGGACCATAAGAACTAGTCGATACTATTGCCCCAAAAGGTAATGCTTCAGATATAAATTCCTTAAACGTCTTCATCTTTTTATTTTTATTTAGATAAAAAAAGGGTGCCTTGCGGCACCCACTGAAAATATGTGAAATGAATCACATAAGGTTGAGAACCTGTACTCTTCTGTAGTAGCGGTTGCTGTTGACCTTGAGGCGACCAAGTCCTTGACTGGTTGCATCGCCTTCTGCGAATGGGTTGGCAACAAGACCATAACGGGTCTTGAATCCAATACGTGGCTGGAAGGAATCTTGACCAACTGCACGTACCATCTGGAGAGGTACATATGGGCAGTAGAAGAGACCAGCGTCATAAGGTGAAGAACCCTTATAACCAACAACGTAGTACTGACCACCACCAGAGTTGGGGTTAGAACCACCCGAATATGGGTCGATATAAACACGATACTTGCCTTGGAGAATACCAGCGAAGGTATTGCCAGTGTCATCAACCTGAAGGTTTGCGTTCAGAGCAGGGGTGTAATCAAGAACACCTGCCATGGTGAGTGCCGAAGCAACATCCGATGAGCAGAGGATCATGTTACCCTTTCCTCTACGAGTGCGCTGAGCAATTGCGTTTGCGTCACGCTCGATTTGGAAGATAAGACCCTTGAACTTCTCAACCGACCAACGACCGTTGGAGTCAACATCAAGGTCAAACTTACCAGCGGTAGCAACGTTGTGCTGAGCGCCCGATTCTGCAACCTTATAGATGGTTCTGATAACTTCGCGGTTGATTTCAGCAAGAATCTCAGTTGAGAGAATGTTTGCTAATTCCGCTTCAGCATTCAGACCGTGGATTGCCTTCAGGTCTTGAGCAAGCTCAAGGCTGTATTCTGCTTTCAGAGCACGGCTCTTAGCAGTAACAGTGACCTTCTCAATCGAGAACGCCATTTGGTTGAACTCATTTCCACCATAACCAAGACCCTCAGCATCCTCAGTATTCATGCCACGTCCAACAGTATATGCTGCTTGGGTAGCGTCTGAATCTGGGCTCAGAAGACCTGGGTTGGTGCCTGCCTGCGCTGCAGTGGTACCGAAACCAACCGACTCACCGTTTCCAGTGTTGGTTGTGTTCAGGGTGTATGGGTTTGAGTGGAGATTGAAGTCATCTCCTTGTGCTGACCAGGAAGAATCTGGTTCGTTGAACAGAGCTTCTGTGCCGCTTTGGTTTGCGTAACGTGAACGCATTGCAAAGATCAGGCCAGTAGGACCGTTCATTGGTTGAACGCCTGCGAGGTCATATGCGACCAGGTTAGGCATAGAACGTCTGATTAGTGAGATCAGAACTGGATCGAAACCTGCAACAGGACCAGTAGCACCAGCGTTGCCACTGAATCCAATTGTTGATCCGCTTGAATTTGTGCTTACGTTTGGACCTTCGTAAAGGAACTCACGCTCTTCACGGAGTTCTCTTTCTTGGTTCTCTAGCAGGATAGCAGTTACCGCTCTACGATGTGAATCTTTGATCGGATCCATTCCTTGATAATCAAGGATTGGTGCCCACTTCTCCTGCAGATGCTCTGCATTGAACATTTGCATTTGATTTACCTCTTTAAAAAAAATTGTTAGTTTGAGTCCTATAATTTAAAAATCACTTTTTAGAAACTCTTCCCAGAGTATTCAGATAAGCAGCCATTCTTCCATCAACAACTGGTTGTTGATTTTGCAAATCAGTGCTTTCTGTTAAAGTCTCTGTTGCATCTCTTTGAGTACCAGCAGTTCTGGTTGGGAAATATGATTCCCTCAGAGTCACCAGTTTCTCACGATAGTTTTCTTCACCATCAAACTCAACATTTTCCGCAAGAGAAGCGAGTTTGTCTTTCTGAGAAAGTGCAAGACCCTCAGCGACATCTGCAAAAATTACATCAGCAACTGACTCTGCTAATCTTCTATTAAGAGCAACATTTCTTTCGATTTGCTCGTTGAGTTTTCCTTCCATTTCATCAAGTTTATCTACCATACTCTCGATTACATCATATCTATCTTCAGGGATTGTTACATAATGATCTTCAAAA